TAAAAGTCAGTCAATTGGCAGCCTGACTTCTTGCCGCCACACCGCCCCCGTATTGGCCTATCTTGAGGACGTATCTTTATATTTCGTGCCATGCCACAAAGTTAGTTAATTTTTAGCGTGTGCTTTCTTTGCCGTTTATCTCGTCAGTCCAATGCTCGCACATTTCGATTATCATACTTTCAAAAGTGTAGGTTGGTCGCCATCCTAATTCGCTCCGCAACTTTGTCGAATCGCCTTTCAAGTATGGCAGTTCCTCCGCCCGTAAGTATTTCGGGTTAAGGGTTACATGGTCGCGGTAATTCAAATCAAAATAACTAAACGCCAACTCGCATAACTCGCGTACGGTGTGCGTTTCCATCATACTGCATACGTAATCAGTCGGCTCGTTAAGTTGTAACATGGCGTGCATCACTTTCACGTAGTCTTTAGCGTGACCCCAATCCCTACTTGCATCTAAGTTACCCAACTCCAAAACGTCCTGTTTTCCGTGTGCAATCATAGCAGCGGCTTTAACTACCTTATTCGTTACAAAGTCAACACCTCTGCGTGGGCTTTCGTGGTTAAATAGAATGCCGTTACTCAAGTGCATATTGTAAGCCCTCCGATAATGCCTGACTACGTTGTATGCGAATACCTTGCTGCAACCGTAAGGGCTAACAGGATTAAGCGGAGTTGTTTCTCTTTGGTAACCATCGGCATCGCAACTAAGCCCAAACATTTCGCTACTGCTTGCTTGGTACATCTTAGCTTTAGGGCAAACCCTTCGCATCGATTCAAGTAAGTTAATCACTCCAACGGCATCAGTTTGAACGGTAAACTGTGGCACGTCAAAGGAAATGCGTACGTGACTTTGCGCGGCTAAGTTGTAAACTTCATTGGGCTGCACTTGCGTTAATATCCGTTCCAAACTTAAAGGGTCGGTCATATCCCCGTAGTGCGTATGAAAGTTTGGGTTTGAGTAGCACAACTTTAACCGCTTACTTTCTTGCACGATGTTTGAACTCGCTCGAATAATGCCGTGTACTTCGTAGCCTAAGCTAAGAAGGTACTCCGAAAGGTAGCTTCCATCCTGACCAGTTGCACCAGTTACAAATGCTTTCATATCGGTGTGCAAATTATGTCCACTTGCGCCCCCTCTATACTTTCGTTCTTGTAAAGGTTGCGGTACTCATAGCCCATCGAATCCAACAGGGCAAGCAAACTTGCGCGGCTTTCTCCTTGCATTTCAAGTGCGGTTTCGTTTACCTCGATTAACATTGTCGGAGCGAATTTCTTAATAGTTAACGCTGCACCAAGTAACGCTTTGACTTCCATACCCTCGCAGTCCATTTTGATAAAGTCGCATTCGGGTAGGTTAATTGAATCCAAAGAAACACATTGGATATTGCCATCTGCGATAGCGTGAGTAGCCCCAGCGTTAATATCGTGGGCTAACCCGATAGTGTGTTTTTTATCGCTTACCCCACGCTTAAAGCATACCGTGTTGTCCTTGCCTTTCAAATTATACTCCAAACATTCAAAGGCTTTTGGGTTCGGCTCAAATGCGTAAACCGAACCACGCGACCCGACCCGATTAGAATAGGCAATGGTATGGTCACCGATATAAGCCCCAATGTCAACTACTGCGAACCCGCGATGGATAAATTCATCTAATAGCGGCAACGTACTGCGGTCGTGGTCTAATCGTTGGTTCTCAATTACCCACTTGCTTATGTGGGTATCGTCCTCAATTAAAGCGACTTTTTTACCGTTGGAAAATTCGTGTATAATCATTTTATTGCGTTTAGAACATCGTTAGTAATCCCGCCCCAACTCCAAAACTGCATGGCTTTAATCTTTGGCATATCAGCCCCGTTGGTATCTTTAAAAACGTAACCTTTCGGCTCATGTACTTCGGCAAATGCACCCATCGCATTAAACTCCGAAAAGGAACGATAAGGCACACGACTTAGATAAGTGAACAGCGGTAATTTATGGACTTCCTCTAAATACATACACACGTTTTTGAGTGTCTTTGTGTGGTAAACTAAAGGCATCCTCCGCATATATTCCCACTCAACCATGTATTTCATCGCGGCTTCGGTTATCGGCTGCCACGGGCAAGTAATTTCTGAATAACGTGTTTTCCAAATGATTGGTTTGCCATTCTCAAAATACTCGTTTACATCCAACGGTTCTATTGCAATTACATCGCTATCCCAAAAGACAACGGCATCGGCATCGGTATATTTCCATGCTTCCAACTTGGTCAGCTGCTGCCCAATATATCCATCGGGTAAGTCGGTCACTTGAACCACTCTTTCAGCGGTTAGGTGTTCTAATCCTCTTGGGGTTGGGGTGCAAATAACGATATTGCGATAACCCGTTACGTGCTTTTGAATAGACGCAAGGGCTAAGTGCAGCCACTCGTAATCTTTTGGATAAGTCCTTATTAGAATGTCTATTTGCATTTGGCTTGTATGAGTCTAAACACCGTGTTGTTTATGTCCTGTGGCCGCCCTCTGTCCAAGTAATTCTCTACCCAGCTAAAGTGTCGTGTCATTCTGTGCCATTCATCAGCGTTGTATTGCACGGGATGGCGTTCGTGCATGAAGATAGGCTCTTTGATTAGAAACAACTGCACGCGGCTCATAATGAAGCGATACGGTAGCCAATAATCCCACCACGTCTGCCCCATTGCGAATAGCGTGTGAGGTATCAAATCGTAATAGTCGGAATGAATAAAGAAAACGTCAAAGCCATTAGGGTATAGCTTTTGGTCTTGAAAATCGCGGTTAAAATCGGTTCGGTTGCAGAACACTAAGCCCTCTTTACACTTGCTAAAATACTCCGATACCGCACCCCTCAAAATAATGTCGCTATTGATTAGCATTATTGATTCAAACCCGTTATTCCTTGCGTGGTCTATAAATGAGCCAATCAGAATATAAGGTGCTTTGTATAGCCCTTTGGTTGTAATCGTTACCTCGACAAACTCAATATCGTAGCGGTCTTTAAGTAGCGAAATTTCGCTGGCAGTATTCAAAGATATAACGCGGCAACCTTGCGCCTTCCAACTTTCTACTGCTTTTATTTGTGCGTCACCAATCGCGTGGCGTGGTGAAATAGATGTTAGTGCAATCAATTCGATGTGGCTAAAAGTATATCCCGTTCTGCGCTTAACTCAATACCGTAGCACCAGCTTTCATCCTTTGAGTTGCTTACTCCATACATAACAGCGTTACAAGGCTTCAGAGTGATGGCAACTACCATTAGCCGTTCCTGTTCCTTATCCATTTTGAGGTAAACAAATTCCCCGATATTGAACTCAATAACGTGACCTGTTTTAATAAGCATTCGGCAAAATTAAACTATATTCCCAATAATTTACGGGTATTTGCACTTGGATTATAGAATCCTTTGGCTATTGCTTCCTTCAAAGTTTCAATAGGTACTGCGGCTTCGGAAACTGGTAATATGGAATGCTGGCAATTATAGCCACCAGCATAGGCAAAGATTGTAGATTCATCAGTAGCGCGATTCATTCCCGCCCATCCTTTGCCCGTATTGCATTCGCCTAAGTTTTCTTTTCGCCCCCAACTTTCAATCTCTTTTTTGTGATACCATTTGCCGTTGCGCTTTTGACAAAAGCATCTGGTCGTGTCCATTAAACCGCCCGTGTAACGATACCACTCTAAGCCTAAGTCTGCTGCAATAATCTCGGTAAACGCCCTATCAGTTGTGCCAATGGTATCGGTTACAAGTTGCCGAGAATAAGCAAGTAACCGCCCGTCATAGTTAGGTGTGCCGACAATGCTATCCGTAACGCTTACCAATAAATCGGAGTAACTCGCTTTGGTTTCAATCCCTGTTAGTAGCGTTTCAAAGACGGGGTTCAAAACTGCTTCATCAATACCGTTTACAAGTTGCCCTACAAGTTGCGCCCGTCTTGCTGCGTATGTTTGGGCTGCAAATGTGGTTTCGATACCTTGCCCGCCTAAAGTTGTCATGTAGGCTGTGGAAGTGGCTTGCTGCTGAATGAAGTCTTTATTCAACTCACCTATCACTGTGGCATATTCGCCTTGCGTCATGTAAGCCCGCAAGTCCTCAAGTATAGCCGTGACCGTTCTAAGGTTTGCGCCTGTTTGGTCAACTACTCCGTTGGTGGTCGTTAGCTTAGCCATTAACCGCGTTAACCTTGCAGCTATCTTTGGCTGTATACCCGTCACTCGATTAACCCAACTGTCAGGAATTGTGGTTAGCCCGTCAACTTTGGCTTTGAGTAATTCGGCAGCGGTTGGCATTCTTTACAACTCAATCAGCGTATAAGTAAGGTATATATCTATATCACTATTACCAGCCGTTGGGTTGCCAGCATTTACAGAAACTACAACATCAGCTGCTGAAACTTGTATTCCCGAACTGTCAAAGTCCATATTAAAAAAAACGTTTGCATTAAAACCTAAAACATTCTCCGAAAAAATAGCTTTGACACTTGGAAATCCTATTTCAAGCGTGAGGTTTGTAGCGTAAGGTGTGCCCCCGTAAGTCGCTTTCATTTGCGCACTCAATAATTGTGCATAATATCCAACTGGAACTGTTAACCCAAATGCTACTGGTGTTGTGTTTAAGGTCAATACTTGTGCCGTTGGGATGGTAATTTTTACCGCCTTAACACTGTTAATAAGGTTCAAAGTATTAGCCTGTGCCACAGCTTCACTAAATGGCGTTTGAGTAGTGTCACCGCTTGCTGTGAATGTCATCACTTGGTCGGCCGTTGTGATTGCTGCGGCTGCTTTTGCGGGTAAATTATTGATGTTTATACTTGCCATCTTATATCGGTTTAGGTATGTTTATTGTCTTGCCTGTTGATGTGTTTATTATGGGCTTGCGTGTGCCTACGTTTACCTCCAATTCGATACCATTAACATCGCAACCCAAAGGCACACCGTCTGCGCAAGGTCGTTTCTCGGTTAATTCTACAGCATCACTGAACGTATAAGTAGCAACTCCGAAATCAACTTCATCACTCCAGCTTATCGATGGCGGTTCTTCGTCTTCGCAGAATGAAGCCCTACCATCTAAATAGACGTTATCAAACCCAAGCGTTAACCGTATAAAGTCATGCACGTATTCGGGCGCACCGTAAGCAAAAGACCGCGCCTTTCGAGTACGCATATAGGTAGTCTTTTTCTGACCTGTGCTGAACTCATAAGCTTCGCGGGTAGTTGGGTAACTCGAAGTCCTCAAGGTTGATTCTAAGCGAATAGACGGGTTAAATCCCGTGCCAACAAAACCCATATTGAACTGGTCACCATTGCCGCAAGCTAAAACAAGTACGGTGCATTGGCAAAGGGTGTCTTTCAATTCAAACGCCACGCTGCGATAAGTTGCAATTGGAGTAACCGCTTCTATGCTGAAATCGGTAATCAATACGAAATGCAAAGTAACAATGTCCAACAGGAATAAGAACCGCAAATCCAACGGGTCATCATTTGTCCACGTTGGGGTTATTACCTCCGTATACGTTCCGTCCGTTGTGTATATCGTTCCGCTTGTTAACCCCGATGCAAATTGGAACGTATCAGTTCCTTCCATTCCGCTAATAGTGAAGGTAATCGTGTAAGCCACATCTCGACAAAGAACATCCCTTCGCCTAACATAGTGAGCGGCTTGGGTAATCGCGCTTGCTTGCATTGTGCCGCCTGTAATAACAATTAAGTCATCACCGCCAGCGTATACATCCCATTGCGATTGGCTTAGAAAGTCATCGCCAGCAAATCCAAACTGCGAGCATTGGCACGGGTCGTAAGCGGCTAAGTAAAGGCAACCTTCTGGAACGCCTAAACCCTGCCAATTTATGTTATACGTTAAAAATCCGTTGTTGTAGGTTCGGGCAGCATTTATGGGGTCATCTAAAAATGCTAAAAACGTGCCATCTTGATAAAATAACCCCAACTTAACACGGGTTAAAATCGGCTTCATTATCACATTGGAAACCGTACCGCCTAAAGCAGTATTGAAAAAGAACTCCACGTAAGTCTTGCCAACGCTTTCAAACGTATACGTGTACGTTCCACTTGCTGAATACGGTATAATCGTGCCATCACTAAAGTTCAGCAGCATCAAACCGTTATTAACTACGATTGTAAACTCCAACTCATAATATAAACCGCTTGCATTGGCTATTGCTTGCCGAATGTAACCAGCACCGCCTATTGGACTAACAGCCCGTGTATCGGGGAACGTCCACAATCCTCCTTGTATCCAGTCAACACCAGACCCCGTAAAATTGCCATCTATTGTTTCGCTGAACGTATTAGCACACGCCCCGTAAGCAAATTGAACGGATGTAACGTCTGTGCTACCTTGTATCTTTTGCATCCATCCCTCATAACATGGTAGGGTGCAGTTGTCCTCTAATCCAAAGGGTAACGGCTGGTATGGGATTAAATCGAGGCTCATATTTCAGTTTGCCCAAAGGTACTAACTATTTTAACCTCGGTCATTCCCGTGTGAAGGTTGCGGCTAAGGTCGTTTGTCCTTCCTTGTATTGCCCCGTTGTTAAATGGAACGGATATTATACCATGCCTATTGTTTAGATAGGTTTGCCACGTTTGCGAAGTAATCGGGTATTTGATGGCGGTATCAATTAGGTTGGCATCTTGGGGGTTGTACGTCTGTGATATTGTAAAGTTGCTGCCAATAGTAAAACTTGAACCCGCTAAAATAGTAACGGGTGTTTGTGATATTTGAAAGAACACCGCTAACCGCTCATCTTGAAGCACGTTAAAAGTAAACGACCCCTCCCAAACCCAAACGCCATTTTGTAAACTTAGGTTTCCTAATTCGGGTATATCTCCATTTTGCAACGAAACAATGTTGC